CATCTACTAATTGATAACTACCACTTGCAGTTAAAACAAAGTTATTAGGTTTAATTTGTTCACCATAAATGTTTTGGTTGAACGACATTACCCTAATAATATCATTAGATGATGTTGGAAAATTATTTATAAATTCAGGATTCTCATTAAAATCAAAATAAGAACTAGTTGAAATAGTACTTGATTCTGTCATATAAGATTCATAATACATAGAATCTAGCAATGAGTGAGAATTAAGAATGCTTGAAGAGTGATACTGGTAATATAAATGGTTTATTTGACGATAAACTAAAGACTCATATTGAGTCTCAGTTATAGGACCGTTAGTTAAATCAATACTACCAGTTAAATTCTTTCCTTTGAATATAGTAAAATATGCACCATCCTGAGGGACACAAGTAAAATTAAGGTTCCAATTTTTATTTGCTGTATAAGGAACAACAAATACGTCTGATGTACTCAGTTTTTTGAATGATGCCATTTAATAACATTTCTTTATATTAGTAGTCTAACTTGATACGAATTAAGGCTTCCTTAGTAAAGTCTTTTACTAATGGGCGACTTAATTTAGCAACAGCTAATAATTCGTTATTGTCGTTATATAACCCTACAGTTGTGATATAAGTTTGTGGATTATCTATTAATGTTGAATACAAGATATTACCTGTATTATCAATAATAGATGGATTTGAAGTATAATTATATTCACTGTTTTTAATTCTTGTAAAGAAGAAACGAGATGAAATAGTTTCTTGAGATTGTAATCTGAAGAATCTACTACCACCAACAGCTCTGTTTATAGAATCATATAATTTAGCATTATTATTATCATAACTATTAGTTGATGTAGCTGGAGCTGTCATATATCCTGTTAATGCGCCTGGATTTAAAACAATTAATCCTAAATCAGGGAACATATGTCCATACACTGTTGTGTTAGCAGGTGTTCCTGCAGATCCACTAACAATATTAAAATATCTGTTACTATCAATAAATTGACTAGTAGTTAAAACAGTACTATTATCTGTTAAAGAAATAATTCCAGAGCTTCCACTTAATGCTAAGGTTAAAGAACCAGGATGTAAAGATTCTTTATATCGAGATCTTGCTACGTTAATAACATAAAATGAACTTACAGTAGAACCTCCAATTTGGAAAGTTGCTGTTTCACTTCCGTAAATTAAATTTCTATACTGACCATATACTACTTTTGTAGGTGTAGAACTAGTTACATTTGAATTAAAGTAAGCTGATCCTGAACCTGAAATGTGAGCATATTCAATAGAGAATACTACTTCACCTGCATTATATACATCTAAATAAAATTGCGATGCTGATGCTTGAGTTGAAGAAGTTGCTACAGATGTTAAATTCACATTATCAGAAGGCCATAACCCTCTAACAACTGTTTCTGAACTTATTACTGAATCTTCTGTGTTATATCTATTAAATGACATATGTTAGTTAACTTTTTGGATAATTAAAGGAACAGTAATTCTTGAACCACTATCTCTACCAGTTACAGTAATTGTAGTAGTTAATGAAGTAGCACTAGTGCCAAATAATGTGTTAATTGTAGTTCCGGTTAGTGTAAATGAAGTACCAATTTCTGCTTTAGATAATTTAGTACCGCTTGTAGTATTTAAACCACTATTACCTACAGTAGCACCAGTAATTCCAGCACCTGTGAAAGTAGACACTAAACGAACATCAGCAACACTCATTACATAACCATTAGTTTCATAAGTACTATTAGCACCTAAATAATTTAATGTTTGTGGAGTAATGCTTAATGATTGACCTTGTTTCAAGATAATTGAAGAGTAACCTAAAGAAATAACAGGCATTTTGCTTGTACCTCTTGGTAAAGTTACTAATTTGTAACGCATGATTTGCGCCTCGTCTGGGAACGCTTCAATAATTGGCATAGCTTCAATAGCTTCGCCATAATATGCTGAACCAGATGGATGAGTTGGGTTATATAAAGTATAATCAACTTCGTCATCTGCTAATGAGAACTGTGTGATTTGAAATGAACCGTCGTTACGAGCCAACAATTCGCGGCCCTTTTTGGTTAAAACCGCATCAACAGTTACATAAGAAGGATTTAATATTGCCATAGTGTATTTAATTACTGTATATAAATATACAAATTTTAAATTTTATTATAATGTACCACCATCTAACCCACCACCTTCAATCATTTTAGTTTTTACTTCACGGGTAATTGTATCAATATTTTTGAATACATCTGGGTGAAGATTTTCAGGGATTGAAAAACCATATGATGTTTTACCATCACGTTTGATGAAATTTATGATTGTATTTGTTTCGTCTTTTAATCTTTTTAAAAATATTATTCTACTCATAGATCCTCTAAATGTAGTTGCTTGAGTACTATTATCAAATGATGGGGAAATATCTAATATTAATTTACCACCTACTTTTCTACTATTTACAATTCTATATTCAGATACCTGTCCACTAGTATTATAATGTACTATTAAATCAAAATAACCAGGATTAAATGTATAATCTATATCACCATAAGTAGGATATAATGAATGGACTGGAATCCCAGATCCTGTTGGTGGGTTTGGAATAAAATTATATCCTTCAAAACTAGATAATTGACTATTTAATGTTATACTACTAGTTGTGCCCCCTGAAGTAAAAGTTGTACCTTCGATAAAACCACCACCACCTGCTATAGCGTTTGGAAGATTGTTAATTTGATTAGAAATTGATGCTATTCTTAAATATCCATCGGTACTAAATTTAATTAAACAATCACCTCCAGATCCAATAGTCAATCCACTTTGTTTTAAACGAATTTGTAATTTATCAGTTGGTCCTGTTAAATTTTGTTGGGTTGCTAAATTTAAATTAATAGTAGCAGTCTCAGCAGTATTATATATTCCTGGAATTTCATAAAATTGGCCATAAAGATTTGCTTGACCATAGCTATAAAATCCACAGTTAATAGGATTTCCATACATGCCAGGAGGTGTTGCAGTACATGCTCCACCATTAACAAAAAAGGTTATAGTTGAACTTGCACCCCATATAGCCTTGTAATTAGAAAAACTAACATTACAACTACCACAGCTATTACAATCAAATCCTATACAATTATTAGATGGGAGGGATACTGAGCTGTAAATATTGTACCCATAAATTGTAGTTCCTCTAGGAAATACAACAGTTCCTCCAACAGTAATATCTGCTTCTAAAACATAAGGAGTACCATTAAGAGTTATAGATTCTCTAAAACCTGGATCTCCTCCATTATAACTAAAATCATCAATATATGCTTGTCCACTAAATACAGAACCTGTTACTTGATCTACTATTGTAACTGATTGTGAACCAGAAGCTAATACTGTAGATCCACTAACAACTTCTAAAGTATAAGTTACACCACCACCATTAGACATACTTACCTCTAATGAAACACTAGCTGAGATATTATATAATCCGGTTTCAGGAACTGAGTATGAAGGGTGTGTTTGGGATCCTGTGCTTCCTATATTATAATAAGCTGCTGAGTTAATATCTGTAGTTATGTTTGTAAAAATATTATAAATTACTCTATCGGACCCACTTGTAAATAAAGGATAAGATGGTGCATTACCATACGAACTAGTTATGAAACCAACAGGATGAGATGCTACTAATTCATGAGCTGTATTTCCTATAGTTGATTCAAAATACAATGTACTATCACTTCCTGAGAAATATAATAGTGGTGTGTATGAATATCCGCTTTCAAAAATATGTTTAGTTCCATCTAAACTCTTTTGATTACTGTATTTTTGATTGTCAAATAATGATATATTCAAATCATCAGCAGTAACAAATGTTCTTTGAACTTCTTCCCAGTTTTTATTACGTTGGTTTAATTCAGTTAAATTACCTTCTTCATCAACAAGATATTTTGTAACAACATCATTTCTATTTGGTAAAAATCTACTTTTAACAATTTCAGAAAATAAACCTAATTTTCTAACTTGCTTATCAATCGCAGCTGTTTTACCATATGATTTATCTCCTTCATAATTAAATGAAGCCGATGTATATGTGTTATAATTTAAGCTAGTTAATTTAACTCCTTTATATCTTGATAATTCAAATGATCTTAAAGACTCATTACTATCCTGAACATCAGTTTGTACCTGAATATGGCTTGTTTGTTGTAAGGTACCACTTACAAATGAATATATTGGGGTTAGTTTTTGAACTTTAATAGAATGTCTACTTCCGCTAGCATTGTTTAATGTTACATTAAAATCAGTATGTTCAAACTGATATGAGCTAGATGTAGTTGTGATTAAGAATGGGTTAGGGTTTGTAATTTCAAATCTTTCATTGATATCAGGCCAACTTCCACTCAATTCCCCATTGTAAAATGCTCGTCTATCGTTTGGTAATAAACTATATAAATAATCATTGTCCTCAGCAATTGTAGGCCCTTGATAATTAGCTTCATATACTGTTTGTCTAACAACACCAGGTTGAAGTCTTTTAAATTTAATTCTTTCTAAATGTTGAGGACGAATAGTTACACCTGTTAATAGAGTTGATCTACCAGGTACATAATCCTTTAACATTTTAAATAATGAATTATCAAAGAACTTTATTAATTCAATAAAACCAGCATAATCAAATTCTACAGTAAAATTAGAATTAATATGTGTTTTTCTTAATGTTTCTAATGTAGGATAACTACCACTTAATTCAAAACGTGGATCACCAACATAATTGTCAATTTCAAAATTAGTAACAGCTGTTGATATAGATGATGACAATATATTGTCTATTTCATTTTGAGGTGAAAAAGATATATCAATTTTATGAAAGTCTACTGACCTAACTGCTGTAATGTCTGTGCTTTCTTCTTCAAGTCTAATATAAGGTGATAATACACTTCCTGTAATTTGAGTAGGAATAACACGAATTTTATCTCCATTACTATCGGTTAATGTATTACGTTTTGTATTTCCACCAAATTCTTTAATTGGTAGAATACTACCTGTAATACCAAACACATTAACTAAATGATCTAAACCTTTATTACTACCTTTTGATTTGAATAATAATGGTATGTTATGATATATCCTTTTATATACCTCAGCAACTAAATCTTTTTTAGGAATATTATCTAAATTTCCAATACTACCACTATTAGCACCTAATAATGCTAAATCTAAATCTACATCTGCTTTACTATTATATAAATGAACTCCTAATGATTGTAATGCATGAAATACAACATCCTTAGAAACACCTTCTTCAAGGTTATTTCTATTCTTATGTAAGTCAGTAATTGAATTTAAATAAATCCATATATTATCAAAATATTGACCCATCATATTAACAAATGTTAAGTATGGGGTATTACTTTCATCTTCACGAACAAATTCAGGAATTAATTGTAATAATTGGTCTTGATTGTCTAAATCAAAATCCTGAGCAGCTGTTATTCTGTCATTATACCAGCTAGTAACAATTGATGATGTTACTGGTTGTAATATAAATGGTTTAGTACTTGTTGTCTTTGGATAAGCATATGAGCTTGATTCAAAGTACATGTATTTTTCATACTCATCAAATCCAGTAACAATAGAGGTAATACTTGATGAATAATAAGCTAATTCTGTTGCTTTAGTAGATAATGTACTAGATGCTATAAGGGATGAAGTAGCTTCATATTTTTGAAGTAAAGTTACTTTATCTTTAAAATTAGCAATTCTAGCTTCAGCAGAACTAAATCTAATAAAATCATTAAAATCAGTATAGTCTACATTAATATCAATAGATCCACTTAAATAACGAGTTATAAAATTAAAATTAGAACCCGTTAATTGATTAATTAATGAATTATGATTGTGGTAAGGAGTACTTACATTATTAAAATCAACTTTAACACTAAAATTAGGTCCCTTTATATTAGGAACTTCATCTAATATTAATAATTTATCTAAATTAATATCAAAAGTATAACTATCAATAATTTCATCAACAACCCAAAAAGTATCTTTTACAGATATATTCTCTGGTAGTGGTTGATATAATTTGATAAGAGCATAGTAATTATCCTCAGTTGTGTCTAAGGCAACGTTAATTATAACTAATGGTGTACTACCATCCCCAAAGTTAGCTAAATAATACTTTAAATATGGAGTATTAGTAATTTCATTTACTAAAGCTAATGTTCTTGGTCCTAATAAATCATTATTTAAAAAAGTAGAACCTACCTTAAGTTCAGTTCTATCATCAGAAATCTCTTTAATAAAAAGAGGAGCAACAGGTAAACCTAATTTATTTCTAAAAAAGTTATATGTTGTTTGAAATTCACCATTACTATATTGATCCTTTAGATCTTCAATAGGATCTATTTCTAAAGAAGAATAAGTTCCATCTAAATTTAAGGCAATATCAGAAGGTGATTTATAGGATAAATAAGAATAAAATTGTCTTAATGGATTACCTAAAGCATCATGTATATGATATTCTACGTAATCATCAGGAGTTCCAAAATTATTTATAATTCTGTTTTGGCCCAACAATGCAATGTCTTTCTCATCAAATCTATTTGATTGAGCAGTGTTACTAATATTCCCTATAATCTTTATTTCGGCCATTATCTTTTAGTCTTTGTGTAGTCTGTAATAATTGTTTTTGCTTCTAAAAGCTGTTGTCTCAAAGAAGTAATTTCATTAAGTAACGCTTGTATATCAACATCGTCTGCTAGTTGTACTCCTAAGTACTCTGCTTCTTTAGTTAGAATATATCTATGAGATTCAATTTCACCTTCTTTAGGGATTTGATAAAACAATTCCTCATATAACTGAAAGAAGTCTTCAAGTGTAAATTCAGGTACTGTTGTATCTTTTAAAAAGAAACTAAAATCTGTATTTAATACACTATTATTCTTCCCTAAAATAGTTTTATCAACTTTTATACTAGCCATTATCTAATTACTTTAAAAATATAATCTTCATCAAATATAATAGTTGAACCATCGATTACAGATTTAATAAGTATTTTATAAAATCTTTCTGGTTGTAACCCATTCATATGAACTGTGAAGAAACTTGAAGTTGGGTCAGCACTTATCTTTGTATAAGATGTATCAAAATCTACTACCCATTCTTCAGTATCTAAATCTTTAATAGCCCAATACGATGAACTAGGTAACAATTGGGACCCAGTTATGTATAATTGGTTTGCATTAAATGTTCTTGGTGGATATTGATCTCTAACTCCTAATCTAAATTTATTAATTGAATCTTGTTGAAATTCAGCTTTATTGTTTTTTAACGAAACAACGGCTTTATGATTAGTTGTTACAATAGCACTACCAGTAACGAATGTACTATCATCCCATCTAATTTCCAAACAAGGTGGGTAAATAGTATGAGTATCTGCTGAGAAATATTTTAATTCAAATGGGGCGCTTGAAGTTGCAAACTCAACGCTGCCTGAGTGTTTTAAAATAAAGCCTTCGTTTTTAGTCTTAACAGCGGCAAATGGGTTAGTTTCATAAGCATAAAATGCATTTACAGTTGTAGTTACATTTAACTCTATATCTTTATCATCATTATATGAAAATGATTGAGTAGCAACCGAACTTGTAAACCAATCACCACCTGCTGTAGTCCACGTATCGCTTAATGTTTTGTTTGTCCAACAAACACCATTTTCAGTTGGTGGATAATTAGCTAATCGTCCTGTTCCCATATCCCAAGCTCCAGAAACTGGGTAGCATTCGATCTTATAATCCGTTGGAATTTCAGTAGCACTTGCTAAATATAATTTTAAAAATGCTTTATAACTACCTCCTGCCACCTTGGTAGCAATGGTATTAACTATTTCGCTAGTTGAAAATTTAATAAGTGATCTAGAAGATTCTCTAGTACCTTGAAAAGAACTTTCAAATGTACTAACTTCTAGAATTTCGTCTATCCCTGTATTAGTTGAGGGATAGTAAGAATAAATTGTCGCGTCCTTTTCAGGGAATATTTTATATACGGCCATGTAAAAAAGTTTCCGGTTACTATATATAAATATTGCAACCGGAAACTCCTAATTTAATTATGTATTATTATGCTAGTAAGGCGTGATATTCCTTGAAGTGCTTAATTCTATCGGCTAAACCAATAGTACCACCGTTAACACGCTTAGTAATTTGTGTAACAACTGCATCAGTTGCACCACCATCTGCTAATTTATGTAAACCGTTTTTACTGAAAAACCATGCAGCTGACAATAGAGCGTATTTACTTGCTACTACTGTTGGGTCTACTGTTAAATCTTCGTTGATTGATTTACCAAATGCTGTATAGTTGTCTTTACCTGTTAATTGAATATAACCACGTCCACAGTACTTAGCGCCATCACCAGATGCTTCTGGGCCATTGCCCATTCTACCACCATATACTTTATTAGCAATTTTTTCTGGTTTACGAGCATAAGCGTCAGCTAATGCTTGTGTAGGGAAATATTTTTTAAATATACCCATTAAACCTTTAGCGCTATAATTTAAGTTTTCTTTTGTTAAACGGAAACCGCCTGATTCATGACCACATTGAGCTAAAAAGTGAGCTAAACGTAGTGGAGTATTAATCTGGAATTTTTCCATAACTCCTGGAATTTGGGCAATTACGTTATCAGGAATATGTCCTTTTAATTTGTCTAAATTCATATTTTAATTTTTATAATGTTACAATTCTACCTTGTATATCAACATCAGGGAATCTAATTTCAAATATAGATGGATCTAATGATGGATATAATATATTATTTCTAGTTGCTCCGTGAATATCATAACTGTATGGAGAATAACTACCACCAGATTTATTTACGACTTCAACTTTTGTTATTGATTGAACTCCTTTAACTTGTATTAAAGTTGAATTAATATCAGATATAACTAATGGTTTGTTAATCTGCATGTACTCAATGCTAAATTTATCTTTTAAAGCATTTATGCAATTACTTAATACCTCTTTGTTATTAAATGTGGGTAACACAGAAATATCAAAGTTAATGCCTATATTAAGATAATAAGCATTTTTAATATTAATAGCATCTGTAGCCATTCTGTACTGTGATAAATAGTTTTTAATATTATTCTTGAGTGCAGAAGATGGGGTTACTAAATTTTTATTTGCATTGTATCCTAAAACATATAAACTAATAGATAAAGGATTATTGTCTAATAATCTATCATTTCCTGAGTTTTGAGATAAGGCATAATCATTGATAGCATATACTTTAGCAACTGCACCAAAGTGGCTAGGCATACTAAGTACTCTATTGATATAATCTTCTTTAGTTACAACTCTATTTTGTGAAGAGAAAGAATAAAGAGTATTTTGTCTAATTTCTTCAACTGTATCTTCATCTCTACCTCCAATAGCAGGTTCAGGATTTGTAATAATCATGCTGTTGAAAATATTTACATCTTGAGGAGTTGATACAGCTCCATTAAATGAAATATCAGCTAAGTTAAATCTTCTATTTACAATTTCATTAGAAGAAACATTTGATGCTATACCACCACCCACAAGATATTTTATTGTCATAACACCAGTTGGAGCTAAACCATATTCTCTTGTAGTTACTACTGTTGCTCTATTAAATGTATTAGTTGGATCATATACATTAGCATCTGTACCTAAATTTAAGTTATTTGGATTAGGTAAAATAGAAGTATCTGAAGCTGCATTTGTGCCTGCTCCAAATTGTAATTCTAAATCACCATTTTCCTTAAATCTTGTTACAAATCTTCTAGGTGTTTCAATATAACTTAATAAGTAAGGAATTGAATCCGAGTTGTATGTTGGATTAGTAGTTTTTTGAGGAATACCTTGTTGAGCTAAATATGGAACTTCATACCAAATATTATTACCAGCATCCGTAACCTGTAATATATTTAATATTCTATTATCAGATATAGTAGTACTAGTAAACTTTTGTGGTGTATTACCAAAATCAACAGTTGTTGTTTTGATTTCAGCTGATATAGCCTTTACTGTTTTGGTTACTCTATAATATCCTGTTTCTTCAAAAGCAATAGTTCTATTTTCTTCTTTAGAGAAGTCAACTAATTCAATAGTTAAAAACTTAGTTCCATTAATACTTTCTACAACACTGTTTTCAGGAATAACAATATAATAATTGCTATCTGGAATGTCTGTATTGTTTAATATGTTTGTTATGATTGGAACTCTTTGAGATATTTGTAAGTCAACATAGGAAGCATAAGACATTTTAGGTCTATAACCCAATGCGTAAGCTAAAGATATAGCATTATCTTTTTCCTTTGTGTATAAAAGTAAGTTTTCTTGGAACTGAGTATCTAAATAGAATGATAATACATCACCTACATAAGATGCCATTTCAATAAACATCATCCCTGGAGATGCGTCTGAGAAATCATTATATGCTGTAGGGAAATAAGTTTTAGCATGCTTTATTAATGTGGCTTTAAAGTCACTAAAGCTTTTATTTAGATATGATATGTTTTTAGTTTCGGACATTATTCAAAGTTAATTTGTATTTCATCGGCTTCACCTGAAATTCTCATACTGTATTCTATTTTTACATTTATTGTATTTTGATCAGGTGTTGGGGTAATAATTACATTCTCTAAATTTACTTCAGGAACAAACATTGCTATACCCGTTCTTATATTATTATTAATTTTACTAACATTTTCATTATTAATAAAATCAAATATAGATTTTTTTATATCACAACCAAATTCAGGATTTTCAACTCGTTCACCTTTATTAGTTAATAAAAGATTAATCAAATTATATTTTACCTGTTCTTTAGTACTATATGTACTTTTAAAAGCAGAAGGTAAACTAAAAGGCAAACCAACCCCAATTGCAATATTTTTTTGCAAATCTCTAGGGTCTATACGGTATGTTTTAGGTACTGCCATTATCCTCCTTGTAACATTTGTCTCATTTCTTGAGGGCTAAGATTAGCAGCGGTATCATTAATAAACGCAGCAAATGGATTATCACTTGTTGGGTCTACTTTTAATTGTGTTTGAGGTTTAACTCCCGCTCCAGCTGCTGGCATTCCAAACATTTCGGCCATTTTATTTCCCATTTGGGATCTCATACCAACACTATGTACATCCCCGCTGTCAAATGACATTGAGCGACCTTCAGTAAGTGGTTGAGATTGTTGTGGTGTTGTACCACTCTTTAATTGTTCTAACAGCATTAAGCCAAGTTCTTCACGAACGGCTTCACGTACTGCTTCTTTAATTAATGATTTAAATTGTTTAGCTTCCATAACAATAAATATTAAGGTTTGAGATTTTGTTGATCTATGATTAATTTAAGTTCTTCAATAAGAATATCTGGGTCTAATGTAAATGAGCGAGAAGATTGTAGTACCTCATTACCATCTCTATTAAGAGCTACTGCATATCGACGTTTATTTCCAGCTACAATGAATTTAGAATCATTTTCTTCTTTAAGAGCAAATCTAAATCCTTTATATCCTGTGCCCAAATCCCCAAAATTACCTGATGGTGATATAGCTGCTAAAGCTTTATCTAAATCAGTTCTGTCAAATGCTGCTAAATTAGAAGGTTCATCAAAGAACGCATCAATTTCTTTAAGTCTTTCTTTTTGGTCTTCTAATTCTTCAATAATTCTATCTAATAACGATCCTATAATAGCAATAGCTGCTATTAAACTAGTTATAATCTCAACAGCTAATTCATACTTCTTTCTAAATTTTTCTTTAGAAGGAGTTACAACGTCGGGTGCTGGGGATGGTACAGGAATTGGTAAAAGAATATCTGCTAAGAATAAAATAATATCTAATATTGATAGTATTAATGCTATTCGTTCTAAAGTACCCTTTATAGAGTTGATTTTAGCTTCATTTTCTCTTATAATTCGTATAGCATTATTTCTTAATAAAGTTGCTTTTTTAACATCCTCTTTGGATTGAATATTATCTATAACATTATTTACACTATCAACTAATTCTTCAATTTTTTTATTTCTTACAGAAACTAATTGACATGTTATAGTTAGAGCTGCCATTATGGCCGGAACCGGATTCTTTTTAGCAGCCTTAAGAGCTCCTTTTAATAAATCTTTTAGTATTTTTCCATTTTTTCTTTTAGCCCTTTTATGACTTTTCTTTAAAAATCCTCTAACTTTCTCGTCTGCTGTTTTTAACTTGTTTTTAATAGACTCTTTACTGTTTTCTACTAACTTAGTATATTGTTCTGTTTTTTTATCTATAAATTCTTTTAAGTCCTTTTCTTCTTCTTCAAAATTTCCTTGTACTATACCTTTAATTCTATCTGCTTCTTCCCTAGTAATAGATTTATTTATAATACGTTTATCTAAATCATTAAACTTATCATACGTGTTTGCTTTTAAATCATCATACTTCTTTTTAGCTGCTTCAATATCATTTAAAACCTGTTGAACAGGTCCTGATGTCATCTGTTTTCCTTTTTCAATAGCTAAGTCTGCTACTTTAGAGGCATTTAGATTATTTTTAATAGATTCTAATTTTCCCTTACCTGCTGCTATATTAGATGCTAATCCTGCTATGTTAACTGTATTTGACATTATTTGGCTACTCTTACTTTTTGTGATTTAATATCAATTAATTTTGGAATTAAATTATCAACTGATTCTTTTAACCCCCTAGCTGCTGTGTTAAGCTGAGTCATAGGAGAACCCTTTGATCCATTTAAGGCAGATGAACATATTGTACTGAATGTGGATAAGCTTGTAAGCAATGTGTTTAATAAAAAAACAGTTTCATTGCCTAATAATACAGGTTCTTCAGGAATTTGACTTCCATTCATTCCTAAAAATATAACAGGTGAATTAATTACTGTTCTAGTATCAGCATCTAAACTAATAGTATTTTTAGTATATAATTCAATATTATTTTGAGCAAATAATAATACGTTTTCTGTTTTAGAATTTATAACAACTCTATCTGCCGTTAATATTGCTTGAGATCCTTCTATATATTTGTTAGGTAAAGAGGTTGTAGTAAGAGGATTAAGTTTAGTTTTAGATACTTCTAAAGGAACTTTTTGAGTAGAAGTTAAATATAAAGCAGAAGAATCTTTATTAATATCTTCAACATATAATTTCTCACTCCCAAATTTATGACCATTAGTTAAAATAGTAATTGGATCCCCGTTTCTACCACTATTACTCCAAAAATTTTCTCCTGTATTAATTTTATTTGTAGATCCAAATCTTAAAGTATTTCCAAATCTACCTTCAAGTATATAATCACCTTCAAAAGGTAAAAGAGATTGTATATTTGGATTTTCATCAAACCCCAAGCCTAAAGGATGTTCAGGATTAGCTGTTTGAGAGTTAGAATGGTTATTACCCCACAAATTAATATTTGTCATGTAATAATATGAAGGACCATTATTAGCTTTACTTCCTTGTGTGCTTATAGAAGGTAAAGAAAAAACTAAAATTAATTCCCCATTTAGAGGAATATATTTTTGATTTGGAAAAAGAGGTTTAGCTGTTGAATAACCTAATACAGTTTTACTTGTTTTGTTTTCCTCATAATTATCTTTTGCTTTATTTGCTGGGTAGAATTTAAACAATACTGTTCCTACTCCAGACCACCCACCACATTGATCAAAAACTTTTTTAGAGGGGGTTTTCTCATCCATTACAGTAGCAAATACTTTACCTACCTTAAATTTAAAGGGAGAACCACCTGACGATGGGGAATTACGTAAAGAAGATAGACCGTATTTAGTTACCATTTTCTAATATTTTGTTAGCACTAACATCAACATTTTCTAGTTGTTTGTTATCTTCACCCATTTTTTTAACTTCAAGTAATAATTGTTCTTTTTCCTCTTCCGATATTAATAAATCATTACTACCTACTGCTGCACTATTTGACATAGCTCTTTGCACCACTGATGCCATTCTTACTAAATGGTCATTGTTTTTTACTTGAACGTCTAAATATTCTTTAATAAGTGGCACAATCATTACAGCTTCCGCTGGTGAATTAATAAATGGTTTGAGGGCTAGTATCAATTCCTCAATTCTATCTTCAGTTTTCTTAGTAGTCTTGTATATATCCTGCAATAAGTCCGAGAATGTCTTCTTACCAAATATAACTTGGTTGAAATTTTCCATAATATTTATGTATTATTTACGTATAAATATGAGAAAAACAAAGGTTACATTTTAACGTACCCATGTTCATAGAACTCATTAAATAATTTAAGGCGAATAACGTCTAACTTTTTAATAATCTTAGTGATTTGAGGTGTGTCGACGTCTGTTATTTCACGTATATAAATGTATAGTGCTTTCTTATTGAATATTTCTAAATTTTCACGTTTACGGAATAACTCAACAATAGCATCTGCTGTTTTAGCATCTTGTTGTTTAGGAAATATCGTGTAGATGTGTTTATCTATATAAGCAACGAATTGATCTAAAAACATATTAAGCTCATTCTTCTCTTCATCTAAGCCTATGTTATTGTCTACGAAGATATCGTTTTCGTCGTTTACTTCGTCCATATTTACCTTTTCTTGTAATTTTTTATAGTTGTTCTGGTTGTAAACTATCAAGTAACGCTTTGCAATTGTACCGAAATATGAATATGCTTTACCTTTATTTTGATTATATAGGTGAAGTTTTTCAAGAAGAAACGCTACCACCTCATGTTTTAATTCCTCAATTGTATCTGTGTCGGTATAATAGAATTTAAATGTATGGATGATATTTTCTGCTAATTTGTAGAAACCATATGCAATTCTTTCATTATATATTCTATTTCGAAGATCTTGATCAGTTTCAGCTAGATATTGAACAATAGCATTTTCTGTATCTTCTGTAAAGTAAATTCTTGGTTGTTTTGGTTTACGTTTACGTACACGACCTTTCTTAGTTAAAGCAGGTCCTAATTCATCCTCTAGGTATTTGGCAGCATCAAAATTACCACCATCGTAATATCCATTATACATTATTTTCTTCTTTTTTAGCTAAATTATCTAATAAAACATCCCTCATATTCTTAATTTGTTCAAAGAAAGTACCTATTTCATCATCACTTTCAAATGCACCTGATGAATCCAATTGTGTTATTACTTCGTCAATTTTAATTACACTAGCTGTAAGAGTAGTAATTAATTCATTTTGTTCGTTAGTTACGTCTTCTAATTTTTCTACTTTTCTAAGAAGATTCCAAATAATATATCCTGAAGTTAGGGTAATTATAAGTGAAACTATAAATGTAATCATATTAAAATCCTTTTAAAATATTTTGTAAATTATCTGCATTAGGGTTTTCTGATACAATTTTGTTTTGTATATCCCTTTTAGATTGTTTTTTAGGTTTCGGGGCAGAGTTTAAGTTTAGATGCACTTCAAACTTCTTACATAAAATAAGAAGCTGAGTGCGGTGGGGATCCTTTACATTAGATTCAATGTAGGTTAATATTTCCTGCCAATTTTGGCTAAGCATATTAATCTTCGTTTTCTAATGAAATTTGGTAACGAATTTCTTCAATTTGTTCTTTTAACTGCTCGAAGTGGTTATCTGTAACCTGTCCTTCTCTAGCAATCAAGTTTAGGTTGTTGATCATTATGTCTAATTGCTCAACCTTTTGTAATAATAAGTCTTTGTATCTCATTGTTTTAAGTATTTTAACCTCAATATACGACCGGAAAATAACGGAACCAAAGAAAGAGCGACCTGTTTTCACAAGCCGCTCAATCGGTTATAATGTTAAACTATATTAGTCTTGAATACCTTTTGCTCTTTTGATTGTAGTACCAAGATCTTGCATTTTCTTATACAATTCTGGGTTCTTCATTTTAATTCTTTCTTGCCACTTATCAATAGCTACTGCACTTGCTGCAATACCACCCATACCTGCTAATACGCCTAACACGTCTGCTACTGTAGATGGATCAATCATTTCATTTACTTCTTCTTCATTTTCTTCTAAATTCTTAGAAGGATCAGCTTTAGCAATTGATGTTTTGATACTAGCTAAATCATTATATAATTTTGGATTTTTAGCTTTAAGCATATCTTGTGCTTTTGCAATAGCAGCACCAGTTAAACCAATTCCACCAACACCTGCTAATATACCTAAGATATCAACAATTGGAGATTCTTCTAAAGTAACTTCGTTTTCGTCTAATTTCTCTTTTTTATCTTCGTCTTTAACTTTTTTCTTTTCAGCTAAAACAGCTTGTAATTCTTGACGAACCATTTCTTTTAATTGGTCCTTAGTCATTTTTTTCTTTTTAGTTTCCATTTCGCTTATTATGTTTATTGCGGGTGATTGGTTTATAATATTATTTATTTGTTGTTCATGTTCAGGATCAGTAACAGTTAATTCAAACCAACTAATTACATTTCCATCTTGAAGTTTATTTTTGTTCTTTAAATCATTAGAATTAACGTTGATATTCAACTTTTCTAAGCGATTTAAAAACGCAGCTTTGTCTTCCGATTTAATTTTATATACTGTCATTGTTATCAATAAATATAAATAGGTTGAACAAGACGTAGCTCCCACTCGTTAAATTTGTGGACTCTACTCTAATACAACTATCCGTATATACTATAAATATGATAAAATCTTAAAAGTCATATGATGGAACAAACGATGATGCGCGTACATAGCGGTAAAGAACAACGCTATTATGAAAGGAATGTTATAAACATAAGTTTCCGTTAAGTAATGGTGGGTTTGGTAAATTAAAATATGACCAAATACCCAAGTAATAACCATCATTAATATATTAATCTTTGCCATTTAATTGATTTTGATATTTAGAACCTAATTTTTCAATAATTTTACGTGCATCATCAGATGACATATAAAAACCCTCACGTTTATTGTTGACCCGTGCACCTAATTTCTCAAGTTCATTATGAATTTCACTTTCCAACATACGGCCGTTAGGGCACTTATATGCAAATGTTGGGTACCATGGTGTAATAACGCCAGTAGCTAAATTAATTTGGCGTACTCTATCGTATACTGTTGTGGTAGTGTAACCAATTTTACATATTCCAGGCACAGATGGATTACAAAGCACATAAACATAGTGTGGGTTTTGAGGTGTATTAGTTGGATCCACCCAAGCAGCACCATAATATGTAATTTCCTCCCATCCACCTTCACCCTCAATTGGAGTAAGTGTATACGCAATAGCGGATTTCATATTATACTTAAAATCAATTTCGCTATTAAGTTGGCGATATTGTTTAGCCTCGTCGTGTGTTAATCGTATCATTAATCAATAATTAAACTAAGTGAATCAATTTTTTCGGTACGTTCGGGATAAGTAAGTGAATAATTGCCACACTCCCAATATGTTTTAACGTATATCTTAATAGTATCCCCACGATATTGAGCTGGAATCGGACCAATTAATTGTTTTGTCCACATATTATTTCCACTCGGTTTATATTCATCCATACGAGCATCATACTCCTTAAAGTAAGTGCTGGAAGTAGCTATTAATGGTACAATAGTGTTGCGATATTGCGACAAAGTAACGGTTTTTGTACCAACAGACAGTGGAGTTGTGAAATATGGTGAAGAGTATAATGAGCGAAACGGATTATATAATGGAATAGTGACGGTGAGAGTATCAAACACCCAGTAAGTGTCGGTGTCAAACGTACTTTCAACGACTGAAACACCGTTATATAAATAACGCTCGTTAGTGATACGCGTAGCTTCGGCGTAAACGCTAGTATAATTGAACGACTTTGTTCTATCGAACTTATAGTGGAAATAACCACGGGCGTCTTTAGGCGTACCCATTGTGATTTGTGTTTGACCACTGATTGCATTGGTGAATGGTGACGGGTATTGTAACGCGTCTTTACTACAACCGAATAATACTAATACTGAGAATAATACGATAAACTGTTTCATTTATTTAATTTTAATGTTATCTAATAATGCAATAAGTGTAATGGGTAACATTATCCACCCAATTAACATAAATCCAACTAAATTTAATAGGATATCTAACACGCTGATATCTGATGTTTGGTATTGGCGATATGACGCCCAAACACCCATAATTAATCCACTGATGATGAAATAGTAAATGAACATAACCTTTATTTTTGTTTGATGGAAATATAACGTATATACTTTGCCACTTGAAACTCGTTTTGTTCAAGACCTCTTTTTGGGATTTTGCAAAGGTGGGGTAAAGGGGTATTTTCGAAAACGGTATATGCGTATATACCTCATCGATGGTTGTAGGTGGTGTTTCTGTTGAGAATACCCATAGTTTTTTTACGATGACCGTGGCCCGTCGATTGACCGCAATTAGCGTGGGAGCACTTCGCTATTGTATCGCTATCGCCCCGCTATCGACTCCGAAACCTTTTTCGGTCACGCGCCCGATGACCGTTTGCCCGCGTGCCCAGGCGCCCGTGTGACCAGACGCCCAGACGCCCGTGCGCCCACTAGAACGTGGACGGCTTACCGATATGCGTGCCGCGCTTGAACTTAACGTTGCGTTGCGGCTTGAATTCAATCACGATGAACCCGAGCATTAGAGCATAATCGTCATCCGCTTTAGCTACACCTAATACTATACCCTTAATTAAATGGATTTCTAAGTACTTGTTACTGATTAATGTCATATTTTATTTTTAATTGTGTTATTAAGATACGATTATTATTCTGACCCGTCACATCTATATTTTAATTCCCACTTCAGCTAACATACGCTTATGTTCAGCAGGTGATTCATCACCGTAACCGTAGTCATATACTCCGTTCCAGTCGATTACTTTATTGTTATCTTCACCATCGCATATTTCATCTAATATAGCTTGGGCTTCAGCTTTACTTACCCATCCATCACCATCTACATCAACTATGTTCCCTACATAGTACATGTCGTTCATGTTCATTAAATCGTTTACGTTCATACTGTTATTTTAATTGTTTATTATTACCTAATAATGATATAGTAAGTGCTAATACTATTATATACACTAATACTTTTAATATAATCATATCATTTAATTTTATACCGTGAATATACGAGTTGTGTTTTGCCCTATCTAATTTAATTTATTAACATTAGTAATTACAATATCACACACTTCATTTTTGAGATTTTCATAATCACTAGGTGATAATGTATCTTCAATACCCATACCCTCTAATAGACTTAATAAGTCCTGTTGTAGTTGTTCTTTTAATTCGTTTACGTTCATATATTATTATTTAATAAAGCTATAATTATCTGATTGTCTCATAAGTTCAAGTTGGTAATTAGTGTGTTCAATGTATTTATTACCTTCATTTACATCGTTCACAGCCATCATTCTGTTTTCCCCTAACACATACCATCCATCAGCTCGTTCTTCTAAACGTAATGGACCACTTAAATCGAATGTTTCACCGTCTGTAAATGTTAATTTGCTCATGTTTTATTATTTGTGTACCGTGAAGGTATGATTATTATTCAGCCCAACCACTAAATGGATCAACATATTGCTTTAGCTCATCAATGTTCATTTTCCATGCTGCGGTTTGTGTTTTCACTATCGCTGTTACCTTATTCATTTTAGTTATGATACCGTATTCAGTGTTTAGGTACGTGCTCATACCTCGCTCGTTAATTGATCTGTTGAATTGAACGCGATCGCCTACTTGAAATGTTACTACTGGTTGTGTTGTTATTTGTTTCATATCATTATTATTATGACGTGAATATATAATCATGGCTATGCCATGACACATTTATCTGCTTCTAACTGTTGGTACTTAGCTACACATTTAGGGCATCCAATGTGTTCCACACCCTCTAACGCTACCCAGTTACTAGATAACATCGGACGTCCACACATCGTAGTGTATTCACCTGATTTAGCGATGTGAGCTGTATTGCTCCATACATCACCTTTACCACCGAACATATAATGTTCATTGTCTAATTGATACTTTTCCATACGTTTTAATTTTATTATGATGTGAATATACGAGTGGGGCTATGCCCCACCCCGTTTATTATGCAGCTATTTTCTTACGTTTGTCTACGTACTGAGCGTTATAATGTTCAATTATCGGTTTCATGTGTGCATCGATCTTATCACAGTCAGCTTTCGTCTGGTCACTAGCCCAGTTGAACGTCACCGCCTCCTGGTAGCTACGGTTCCACTCAATTGAATCGTCACACGTGGTTCCTGGTCTCTGGAACGTAATTGAACCGTGGAACCCATCATCTTCAATGATGTATCCTAGGTTAGTAACGAACGCACACACTTCCCTTGTGATGGTGTTTTTGATTTCTTTCTTATTCATACTTTAATTTTAATTATAACATCAATATACGATCCATGTTCTGCCCCACCACATTAGAATGAAATATAATCGATCGCTCGTTCACCTATCGATTTACCGTCTCTGGTAATCTCGTGATCTGGATCCATCCCAGATATCATAATGTGAGCTATTAGATCCCCTAGACAGGTAAATTCAGCTCCGTAATAATCGCATTTTAAACTATACATAATAATAAATTTTATAACGTGAATATACGATCCATGTTCTGCCCCACCACATTAGTGTTTATTGCCTCTTAGCTCCACATACTTCCATTCGCTTGATCCACTCACCGTCTGGGGCGTCTGGGAAGTCTGGATGGCTCTGGTGCTGGAGCAGCTAGTCACTAGCGCGAACACGAATACAATAATAATCCACATTAATACTAATTCAGGTAAATACTTTG